AACGCTGTCGAGCGATACAAGGTTGGAATCGATAATCATGGCTATCCTCGAAATCTGCCCGCAACGCGGGGTTAGATGGCCTTTTCAGCGTTGGTTAGAGCATCACACTGGCGGATCGGTCGCCCGTGGAGGCTGGTGATCTGTGAGGATTTGAACAGGGGGCCGCCCTTGCCGGAGTCTTCCGTGCGGTAGGTCAGGGTGACGTTGCCCGCATCGGTGGCCTGGAGTTCCAGGGCCGTAAGCACGTCGGCGTTGCAGTACCAGACGGCCTGATTGCGCATGCCTTCCGGCATTTTGTTTTTGGCAATGACCGTAAGGCGGTGCAGATCGATGAAGCCTTCCTCGGTCTTTTTGAGCGTGAGGGCCGATACGGGGATATTGGCGATACGCACCACAGCGCGCCAGTCGCGCACGGTCAGGCCGCAGCGCCAGTTGTATTTGTCGCCCACAACCTGGAATTTCTTGCCGTCGGGGTCAGTGGTCATGTACTTGCCGAGATCCTCGTTGGAGAGGCCGCCGGTGCTGCCCTTGGGGTACAAGCCGTGGGCGGTGTTGGCCCCCCAGCAGGTAAGGTACATGGAAGTGCAGGCGCTGCCCGTGCCCTTGGCGTCAATGACGTTGGGGCTGTTTTTCGACGGATAGCGCATGGCGAGGCCATTGAACTCGTCAGGGTTTTTGTTGCTGTCGCCGTAAAAGAGAGTGGAGGCAAACTGCTGACGCATGGCTTCCGTGAATGCCTTGCCTTCGGACAGGCGGAAGGCCTTGGCCTTGTCGCCGTAGAGGTTTATTTCTTCCACATCCAATTCCATGAGAGACTCAAGAATGCCGCAGCCTTCCTTGACCTGCGTCCACTGTGACTTGGAAGGCGGCGTACCCTGATAGAGCCTGCGCCAGTACACGGTGGGCAGGCCGGTGCGCACGCGGGTGAGGTGACCGTCCGTCTGGTTAGACTCCATGAACGGCACGTCCATGACGATGTCGTTGGTCTGGTTCATCAGCTCGATGATGTCACCGGCTTTCTGCCCCTTGTAGAAGTCTTCCAACTCCGCAAGGGTGGCGACAATGCCTTTGTTGTAGCTCATGCTGTTCTCCTGCTGCTGCAACGGTTACATGTTGGGATACATACGATCTTCAAGCGGCTTTTGTTCCGCGCCGCCGCCCTTGCCAGCAAGCTGGTCTTCGCCCAGGGCGCGGCCCACACGGGCAAAGATACGCAGCACATCGGGGTTGTTTCCGTAGCCTGTTTCCTTGAGCATTTTGCTGACGGTGCCAGACTTGTCGAACGTAGCCAGGGCGCGCTGGGCATCGGCCACGCTGGCGTCAAACTTGTCGCCGCCAAATTCTTTATCTGCCTGGAACTCGCCAATCCACGTCTTGGCCTGGGCCTGCATGGCCTCCTGCTGCTGGGCCACAAACGAGGTGTAGTTGTCCTGCATGTAGGCCATGACGGCCTTGGCCTGTTCTTCGTTCAGGTTGGCGCTTTTGCAGACATCGTTGAGGCCTTTGAGCGCACCCTCGCTGATCGGGTAGCCTTCGGGCGCTGTGAGGGTATAGGCCGCAGTTTCTCCGCCTTCTTTCCCGGCCTCGCCCTTGCCGTCCTTGGCATCGGCATTGCCTGTTTCCTGCTGGCCGTTTGCCCCCTCGCCGGGCTTGTTGGTGAGCAGGGTTCCCGAGGTGCCAGCGCCCGCCCCGGCATTCGCCCCGGTGCCGGTGTTGTTGGCGGTACCGGAATCGGCGCCAGAGTTTGCGCCGGAGTCGGCGGAACCCGTTCCGGTGTCGTTGCCGGTGATTTCAGCGTCAGTTGCCATTGTTGTTGCCCTCCAGTATTGCGGGTAATTTTCCGGCCTGTGTGGCCATGTTCAAAAGTTTTGCGCCGATAAAGCGCTTGCCCTCGATGTAGGTGGCCTGCGCGTGGTCGCCGGGGTACTGGCTTTTAAGGATGCCGCTCTGGTCTATGAGCCAGCGCACGAACAGCAGTCCTTCAGGCGTTGATGCCAACGTAGCCAAGGACTCCCGCACCTGCTTTTCAAAGGCCTGCGCCTTGCGGCGTTGTTCTTCGGCCTGCGCCTGCCGGTCAGAAGGATCCAAGTAGTTCTCCATTACATTCTCCCAAGCCCGCCCATGAGGGCATCCATAGCCGTCTGGCCGTCAGCGCCCAGCGGGGTTTGCCCAAGGTTTTTTGCCGCGCCTGTCAGGTCAACGGCCTGCTGCATGGCGGCCTGTTGCTGCGCCTGTGCAGCCGCCTGCTGCTGTGCCTGCGCGCGGGCCGCGCGGGTTTGCTGCACCTGACCTTCTGGCAGCATCATTGCCGCCGGTGCGCCAAGGGCATCGGCGTATTCACGCACGGCGTAATCCACGTCGATAATGTCCAATACGTCGGGCTTGGCCTGGGCCACGTTGGCGACAAAGGCGAATGTCTGATCTATGGGGCTGGTGCTGACGAGCTTCTGAGCCTGGGCCATCACGCTCACAAACTCCACGCGTAGCGGCGCGCCTGCGATTGAATCCGGCTGTGGGGGAAGGTGGTCAAAGTCGGCCATAAGCTGGAATGTGCGCATCACCATTGGCGAGAGAAATTCGCGGTCAAGCCGCTCAACAACCGGGCCAAGCAAAATCAGTTTTTCCCGTTCTCTGGCCTCAATTTCCGTAGCCGTGATCTGGCGGCGGTCATTGAGCATGAGCATTTTGAACAGGTCGGCGAACAGGCCATCATGCACAGCCTGCCGGACGCTTTCGATCTTCTGCTCTGCTGCGGCTATGATCTGCGGCTGGATTTGCTGGATGGCTTTGATCTCGCCTTTTTCCATCCCATCCATAGACATGAAATTGAGCCCTGCCGGGGTGAGGTCTACGCCCTCATTTTTGAGCGACGACGGCGCGGCCATAGGAGGATCAACAGCCTTGTGCATGGCCCGCAACGTGGTTTTGCCCATCTGCTGCAACATGCGGCAATCAGGCAGGGCATCCATAGCCGGGCTTCGGCCATATTTGTCGTTGCCGGTCACGCCCCAGCGTGGCGCAAATGCGGGGAAGGATTTAAAGCCAGATTCCCGCAACACGCAGGGCTTGCCGCCACCAATGTTGCCAAAGCCCATCCACCACACAGAAGCCCACGGCATGTTGAGGCTATCCAGCCTGCCGAATGCGCGCTCGGAACGCGGGAAAACGGCGTGGATCACGTCAAAGAAGCTTGTGACCGCAGAGCTGCTGTTGCTGGCGGCTGTTTTGACATGGCTCGGCACAACATCCTCGCCAAACTTCTGAATGATCTGGCGGGCAGACATGCGGGTGCGATACATGAAAGTGTCCACGTCGCCCTTGTCATTGGTGTCGAGCACGTATTCACCAGCTGGGATAAGCTGAAAGTGCAGGCCGTCCCAATCCGCCGTTTCAATCATCAGGCCAACGCCAAACGTGCCAAGGTCGCTGTAAAGCGAATGCGCCATGTTGTAGAAGTTGGAGCGGTGCAGCAGAACCTGCATGCGCTTTCTGACCTCATCCAGCCACGCGCCAGCATCGGGAGCCTGTGCGGCTTGCTCGTCTTCCAGCCCGATTTTGAACCAAGGACGGACGGGCGAGGTCATGCCGCCTTGCATGCCAGCGGCAAGAGTGCGCATATCCTGCAAGCCTGTGGTATCCACAATGTCGCGATTGAGGATTTCCGGCTTGCGGTCACCGCTGTCGCTATCAGCCCTGAACCGCGTAGGGCAAAAGTGGTCAGCCAGATCACGCCACGCCGTATCCCAGGGACTCCGCTCGTTGCGCAAAGCCTGAAAACGCTGGTTCAGCTTTTCGATTTCAACGGGCATGGCGTTGCTCCTACTGGCCCAACAGGGTTTTGCCTGCGGTGCTGGTTGTTGCCGTGGCGTCTTTCCCTGTCAGAATGGTGGAATTAAGGCCCGCAGCTTTTGCGGCCTTGTCCTTCTGGCTCTGGCGCGCAGCGGTGGCCGCCTCGGTAACGGGCTTGGTAACTTCGGCCTTGGGAACGGGTGCTACTTCGGGCGTGTCTGGCGAACCGCCTCCTCCAAAGGACATAGCTATTCTCCTTCCTGCACTTTGCGCAGGGTTTGCGGTGTACACATGACCATGACGCCATCCACAAAACGCTGTTTGCGGGCCAGCCAGCATGCGCCGGGCAGGCGGGTGACAATCTCAAAGCCGCAGGCCTCGGCCAGACCCCAGGCGTGGCGAAACGGCGCGGGCGTAATGCCCACTATGGCGCTGGCTCCGTGCCGGGCGAACATGTGGGCAAAACCACCCTGGGCCTGCTGTGCCGCGCAGGGGAAACCAGCGTGAAAGGCCGTGAAATCGAAGCGCCAGATTGTTCCCTGAAACTGCGTGAAGTGGGCACAGCCAAACAGCTCGCCGCTTGTCGCATCGTTGCAACACAGCAAAACACCGTGGGCCGTGACGCGGAGCCACATTTCAAGGGTTGGAACCTCAAAGCAGCTCATGGCCCAGGGCAGCAGGCCTTCGGCTTGCATTTTCTGGAATGGCGCGACGTAGGCATCGAGTGTGGTGGCTTCGGTGTAGATAAATGTGCGCATGGCTACTGGCTCCACATGTCGTAATCGGTGCGGGCCTTGCGGGGGGCATTGCTCATATCCATGACAGGGCGGAAGCCAGTGACGGCATAGCGGAACGAGTCCGCGCCGTGGCTTGTCCAATCATGACGAGGGCGGGAGGCATAAACATTGAATTCTTGCCGCCACTCGCGGCGGTAGCTGCGCAAGGCTTTAATTCCAGCGCTACAACGCTTTTGGTCGAACCAGCAGCGGGGCAGCTTGCGGCGTACGGCATCAATGCCGTCAGAAACGGGCAGGGAAGGGGCAATAGCGAAGTTGATACCTAGTTCACGCGCGGTTTCCCATCGGCTCTTTCCCGTACCGAGTTCGCGCACGCGGATATCATGCGGGGCAACATGGGTGCCGTAGAGATAGCCCTTGTCTTGCAAAACCTTGGCGTAGTGCGCCAGCCCCTCGCCGGATGCCTCGTAGTAGTCCACAATGCGCCAATCTCCGCCCGGCTCCACCTGAAAGAACCAGATGGCCGTGGAATCATCCATGCCCAAGTCCCATGCAGTGTTTACAGGCATGGCGGGGTCGATCAGAATGTCGCGAATGCGCCCGGCTGCCTCCACTTCATCAAGCAGAGAAGCGTAATATGCGCCCTTGATGGCTGCCGAGAAGGAGCATTCAAACTCCTGCAGGTATTCGGCCTCGTCCATTCCCCGACGCGCCGCATCAAGTTCCGTCTGTGGTAGGTAGCCGGTTGCGGAGGCGGGAAAGCGGAAGCGCGACCACAGGCCCGTTTCATCCTCTCCAGCCTGCTGCCACACGTCGTAAAGAAGGTTTTCCGTACCCTGCGGGGTGCCGCAGAACAGCGCCCGGCCCTGACGGTCGGCCAGCATGGGGCGCAATACCTGCGTCCATACGGTGCGGTTCATGTCCGCAGGTTCGTCCAGCACGAGATCATCAAGATACAGGCCGCGCAGGGCATTGGCGTTATCTGTGCCGTATAGCCTGACGCGAGCGCCGTTGGGCAAGTCGCAGCGCAATTCAGACTCGTTAAATTTTACCTCTGGGATAGGGACTGTGAACTGTTTCAGGTAATCCCAAGCCACCTGCTTTGCTTGGCTGAAATACGGCGCGCAGTAGGCAGACCGCCAGTTCTCGCGAGGTGAGCGCAAGGCTTGGCGAACAAGATCATTGATGGCGGCAACGGTCTTCCCAAAACGTCGATGGCAGAGCAGCACACAGAAGCGTGTGCGCTCGTCATGGAACCGCCGTTGGAGCGGACGCGGCTTATATGGGATCGTGACTGCTAATCCTGCCATTTGATTTCAAGCCCGCCTGAGATCTGGTTGTCCAGTTTCACCTTGGGATTCTCGCCAAGCGTGTCGCGTACCACTTCGTAGGCCTTCACGTCGCCGCTGAGCGCCTTGTCGAGGAGAGCGACTGTAATGGCCTCAGCGGTTGTTTTGTCGCCCTGTGGCCGCTCCATGGCGATTTCAAGCAACTCGCGCATGGTCTTCTTCCTGCGCCGTGCCTCACCCGATGCAATGCCACCTTTTTTGCCACGGGCCTTTGCTTCCTCTTTGCTTCGCACCGGTTTGAGATCGGCTTTTGCCATGCCTCACTCCCTGCTCACCTTGCCCCAACGCGCTCACGCAGCAGGGATTTCACATCGCCTTTAACCTCTGCCAGATCACTGCGCATGCTCTCCAACCGGGCCATCTGTAAGCCAAGGTCTTCACTGCGCTGCCTCAGTGCTTCCAACCGCGTGTCCTGCTCCTGGTTGCGCTGCTCGATGTGCACGATGCGCTCCTCAATTCGGGCGTTGATCGCGACTGCCGCAATTGCGGCAGATCCAAGGCCGAGGCATATCTGCATTATGAGGGGGAGCGCGAAGGCTTTCAGGTAGTCGGCCATTACTCGCCCCTAGAACGATGTTTTCAGGACATTCCCGGCGACCTGCATAAGCCGCTCGAAATTGTCCATGGTCATGCCTGGGGCAAAGTCTGGCCAGATCATGCGCGCCAGAAAAAACAGCACAAAAAGGCCGAAGGCGACCACGACCACATATCGGAGTAGAAACTTCGGGCTGATGCGGCCACGCGCAAACGCCTTTGTCTCCTCGAGGTTGGTTTCAGCCTCGATTTCCGCAACTTTGCTGTTGTCCGTCCAAAGCTTGGCGATCAGCGGCCCGAGCACCGGCAGCTTGCCGACAAGAGAAGTGAGTACCCCAAGAAAACCAAACATCAGCGCCCCTCCTTTAGCCCTTGCAGACACATTTCAGATTCAGCCGTGCGGCGCACGACAAGGCCACGCAGGGGAACTCCCTGGGCGGTTTTGTAAATTTCGGAGATCCGTTTGCAGGCCGCTGCCCATTCGCCAGCGTTGGCATAGCTGGCCACGCTGCTGCGACAAAATGCTGTGGGGCCGATGTTGTAGGCCATGTCGAGCATGGCCACTATGACCTTTGGATTCTGCTTGGCCAGATCAGGCACGCAGCGCATGACAGGAGCGGAGGTTTCGATAAAATGGTCGTTGAGGCTCTTGGCGCATTCCTCGGCGCTGTATTTTGCGCCGGGCGTGACGTGGGTTGTGTCGCCATAGCAACGAGTCCAGATGCCGACCGGGTCTTGATAGGCCTCGGGGACATAGCCCTCATACTGTTCAACGGTGGTAATTGCCTGCTGGGCTGTGTCCTGCGCGCTGTCAGGGCTGACGCCGTAATGCACAAGCATGGCGACAAGCGCCGCTGCGGCAATTACGCCGGGTGATTTTTTGTAAGGAATTCTGGCCACGGCCTACGCTCCTGTTTGGTGGAAGCGTAGCATGGGGTTTTGGGCAGGACGATCAGGGGAGTATCAGGGAAGGGCTATGGCGTATCGTGGGAGGGGTTGACATGTTTTTCAGATTCTCCCAATTACCTCCCTCCATGCCTGTAGTCGCAGGGCTTCCGCACTGTATCGAAGATTTTTCCCACATCCTTCGACGGCTATCGGGGCCCCTCGTTGCACCCAGGCCTTAACAGTCTTTTCCCCAACACCCATTTCTCCACAAATTTCTGACATGTTGCGGAGGATTTTTGGTAGGTAGCCAAATGCTGGAAGTTGTTCTGTAACCATGCTCATGCGGTAAAATCCTCCGTCGTAAACCAGCTCAAAACGGCTGCCGCTCTGTCTGATATGGTCCCATGCAATACGCGGTCTTTCAGCTCTGCCCGCTTGGCGTTGTTGAACCGTTCAACGCTCCCCACAAGGTAGCCAGTTATGCGCCTGGTGCGTTCAAACCCCACGCCCTGGCCGATCAGTTTGTCGTCAGCCATCACGCATCCTCACGGTTGTACTTGCGCACACCGGTTGCCAGCACGTCCAATGTTTCATCCTCGACCCGCTGCGGCCCTTCCAACTTGACTGCAAAGCGCAGCTCCCGAACCTCGCCCTCGATCACCTCCAGCCCGTATTCATCGCCTTTCCCCGCCCACTCGCTGGCAGGGTGTTTGGTGCGGGCATGGACCAGCCTGCGCGCGATGGCCTCGAGGCACTTACGGCCCTGGTGTAAATCTCCGTTGCCGAAGATCAGCCGGATTGTTTTCCATGACATTTGCTCAGACATGGCTATTCCCCCACCTCCACGATGCGCACCACAGCCTTCCCACCCTGGACAACCTTTGAACGGGTAACGTGAAGTTCATCAACCTGGCTATCATCGCTCCACACCTTTGCGCTTGTAAGGGCATCCAGTACAGCCTTGATCGAGTTGTCGATGTCGCGCTGACGGCGATCTGGCGGGTATAAGGTCAGGGCGACATGCACACGGCCCAAAATGGGCTTGCGCTGCCGTCCGATTGTCTGTGAAAGTACGGCCTGTCCCACGTTTCGCTTATATGCTCGACCTTTCGCGGATATAAGATTTCGCACGTGCTCTCCAATAAGCACACTGCGCCAATAGTGATTTACTGACGGCGGCCATGGCAGTTCCAGGGTTATTACCCTTGCTTGCTGCACTGGCGCGCTGGCTTGGGCCGTAGCTGTGTGCTTTGCAGGGATAGGGCGGTTCACAGTCCGACCCTGTGCCGCCTTTGCAGTCCACTTGTCGAGGCCGCCTGCCGCCTGCACCTCACGCGCCGATACTGTCTGGGTCATTGCAGGGGACTCCCGTATGGTCGCAAGTTTTCCAGCCTGTCTTTTGCGGCCTGATCCCCGCGGAAGGCCTCAAACACCAGACGTCCAAGCCCAGGTGTCTTGCTTTCTGGCGGCTCCGGCAGGGCAGCCATAGGCGCATGCGGCTTTAATTCTTCATGCGCGGTGATTATGTTAGCCGGGACTGGGAAGAACGCTGAGCGCATTTTGTGCAGCTTGCAGGCGGCGGTAAAATCCGCGTCAGAGATGCCAGCGCACAGTTCCGCCCAATCTTCAACCAGCAGCGGAAACTCGTTTTCGCCGTCAATTGGATGCCTGTAAGCAATGGCCATGCGCCCCAATTCCGCTGAGATGCGCTGTCGTGTTGCCATTTTCAATCTCCCTGTCTGCTGCCCTGACAAATGCCGCTATACCTTCAAGATTCTGCCTGTTCCTCTGCGCTTGGGTTCTGGCCACAGGCGGCCCGTCTCTAGGAGTGCAGCCGGGAGCAGCCGCAGGTTCGGCAAACGGTAAATCATTCCAGCCCTTGTTATTCAGCCAGTTTGCCATGTCGGGTATTTTTCCTCGTTGCCAACGGCTATCTTCTTGAGCCAGCAGAATTATTGCGTCACGGATGGCGTAGGGTTCGGCTAGAGTGCCGTTAGCATGCAGCCGCATCCACTCGCACCATGCTTTTTCTTGCTTCTGCTTAACCGGGTAGACCTGCCAGCAGGAATAAAAAGCGGGCCACTGAGGGTTGCCCTTGCTTGGGCAGTCCGTGCGCTTGGGAATGCCTTGAGCAGGGGAGTGGTCTTCTGGATTTTCCAACACGGCAGAAACTTCACTTGCGCGCGCGTTATCTCCCCCCTCTTGTATTTCTTCTTTCTTTCCTTCTTTGATTGTGTCCGCTGGTCGACCGGTGGTTATCCGGTGGTTATCCACTGGTTGACCACTTTTTTCTTCCTTTGCTTGATAACTTTGCCAATTTACAAGTGTTATGAGTGACCATCGGTTGCTCACATTTTCGATTTTTATCACTCCGTCTTTTTCAATGTCGCGCAGCGCGCGAGTTACGCTTGTGCGTGGCTCACGGAGTTCTTCGGCAAGACTTTTGATGCTGGTGGCAATTTGTCCTGGGGCAATATTACGGCCACAGAAAAAACCACCCTTCCAGTTTGCCTTGACAAAAATTGTCAGTAAGAGAGCACGGTGGATTGAGGAGCGATTGTAAGACTGTGAATCTTCTATCTTGCGCCAAACCTTAAAATATCCGCGTTCCATATCTACACCTCGACCACAGCACGCATTTGTTCTTCAGTCATATAAACGCCAAAAAACAGCATGCATTCAATTGCTGCATTGAATGGATTCTTGAATATTTCCGATCCAGTGTATCTAAATACGGTCAGTCCTTGCTTTTGTAGATATCTATCTCTAGCCTTTTCATATCGGCGCTGCTTTTCATCCTTGTCATGGAAGGCGTGTCCATCAAGCTCAACGACGAGCTTTTTTTCTCCACTGTCCTTTTTTAAAATTGCATCATACCCAGATTGGGATAAAAAATAATCAACACGGTACTTCCCTATCTCGTATTGAGGGGTGATATTTATTCTAGGACAGGAAAGCTCTATTTCACCGCTTTCCGTATTTCTGCGAAAAGAATTTACTTCCATTCCAAGTATTTTTATAAGTGTCCTTACAGAAGCTTCAAACATCTGTTCTATTGGTGATTGTTGCTTGTGTTCAACTAGCACATGGCAAAGATTCATGTAGAAACACATGTTTTCAAATTCACCAACAATATTTGAACACCTTAAAGCTAACTGTTTGACATTGTCATTGATGTCATTCATAATCACTCCATCAGTTAACACGGTTTATTCCCTGCAAGCCCCTGAGTTCGGTCGGGGGCTTTTTTTATGCCCTGCGCCCATTCCAATGCAGGGAGAACACCATCAGCCACAGCAAGAGCTTCGCGTCTTTCTTTTTCATGATGCGCTCTCCTTGGCCTGCCGTGCGTTCCACCACTCTGCGAACGTGGGCTTACCCTCGAACCGTGCGCAGACCACTGGCGGCATGGATGGATGATGCTCACGGCAGAATGTCACCTTGAAGGCCTTCGGCTCGACCAAGAGACGCACCTTTCCGTCGTCGCTGGTGGCCTTGAACCAGCCGTCCTCTGTCTGTTCAGTGACGTAGTAGATCCGCTGTGAGTCGCAGTATCGTACGGCGCGAAATCCATCTGGTGTTTTACTGGTCATTCTTGTCTCCCAATCTATGGCCATCTGCTGGAGTTCTTTGTCACTAACTAGAATTTTATTAATCTTTTCAGTGGTATTAATGACCGTACTGTGGTCTTTACCGCCATACGCAGCACATATTCAGGCTACTGCGTCACTCCATAAGCTTCATCATATGTTGGCCCCCAGCACTCGCCGTTGTACCTCTCCAGATATCTTGACTGGCACACAGGGCAACGCCGAGTGCTCGACACCTTGCCGCAGTCCACGCAGCGGTTAGCCAGCGGCGGATCTACCGGGCCAAGTTCGGGGTCTTCGCGCTCAACCTTGGGCGGGCGATTATCAGCGACCACGAACCAGCTCTTGACCTTGAGAGACACACTGCTGCGGCCACGGCCAAGTTTTTTCCCGCACCATGTCGCTGAGTGCGCCGGGTAATTGGCGCGCAGGAACTGCAACTCTTCCTCTGTCCACGGACGCCCGCACATTACGCATCACCATTGGGAAGGCTACGTTCTATGCCGCAGGATGGCGGCAGGTATGCCGGGCCGGAGTAGAACGCCTCAACCCCACGACCAACGGTGATGTAGCGGTTTGCCTGGGCCCGCAATTCAGCTTCTATGAGTTCAAATCCCAAAGTCTGTGCCGCGCCAAGTCCCTCAGCCACCACAGCGTTGATCGTCTTTCCTAATGGCAGGCTGGAGCGGTGGCCTTCCAGAGCATGCATAAGCAGGCGCACGGCGCGCAGGTGTTTTTGTTTCGTGCGGGTGTCCATCAGTTGCCCCTCCTTTCATGCTGCATGTCGTAAGCCTTCATGCTCTGGTCGAGTTCGTTGTGGATGGCGTTGAACAGCTTGCGCACATAGTTGGGATGTTCCCCGGCCCGAATGGCTTCATGGAACTCGCGGAGCAGCTTGCAGTCGTCCAGCATCTCGTCGCGCACATCTTCCTTGTCCGGCATGGCATCCATAGGACACACGCGCTTTCCGAGAGAGTTCGCGGCAAGCTCAAGCGCAGTAAACTTGTGCATGGTGCGCATTGCCTCGATGGCATCATCGAAGCTCAACTTCGCCTTGCTCTGGTCGCCGTAGGGATTGAGTTCGCCGTAGAGGCTGGAAGGTTCCTTATCAAGCTCTGGCGCCAGCAGCTTAATGCCGTAGGCGCGCGCGTCTTCGCTCAGGGCTTCCATTACGGCGGTATTCCGAATCTGTTTCATGGTTTATGGTTCCCCTGGCCGCGCTGGGCCTCTATTCTGTATGTGTGCAAAATACTCATTCCACCCCGCCGCATATCGCCTTCCGCGCCTACCTCAGCCCGCGCCCCGGCAACCGCCTGCTTGTCACTGTCCTGTCGCCCCTGCTGGCCTCGCCGTTGTA